TAAGAAGCGGGGTTTTTACTCCGCTTTTTTATTTATAAAAGTTCTATTGACTTCGACGACTCCTCAAAGTTCTTACCCAAGACAGACCACTCAGCGTCTCCGGATATTTTATATACCCATCCTGTTAACTTGTGTCTTTTGCCGTAGGGGTTTGTAGGAATCCATCTTAATGAAACCCTGTCGAAGCCCTTCTCTTTGAAGAGGCTAGTGAGTTCTTCCTTTCTGCTCATCGTTAAAGTAGTAGTACCAATACTCCTCATAGATTTCTCTGAATTCTTTAAGGTTTGGTATGGTTAGGTTAGGGGTTTCTCTGAACGTGGCAACGTATTTCCTATAGGCATTACGTAATTCATGTTCACTGTATAAAATCACACCTATTATGATAAACGATATTAGTAATTAATTCACCTATGATTTTTTGGGAGGGCTTTTTTTCTTTCCCCCGGAACCTGCCCACAGAACTTTTCTAGCCCCTGTAGACAACCCCGCCTGAGATTCTTTTTGTATCTTTGGTTGTAGCCATGACTATTTTCTTTTTGTACTTGCTTTCCTGCGAACCCTAGAAACCTTGGGCTTTGCTTTTGCTTTCCTGTTGATGTTCTCTGCGTTTCTTTTAAGAGACCATTCAACAAACCTATCGAACAACTTGCCTATCATTATTTTTTACCCTTGGCTTTTAACTTTGCCTTTTTACCCAGCTCGTTAAGGTGGAAAAGTTTTACACTTGTTTTAGTGTGTGATTTATTTGTATGTAAACTTCCATTAGGCATTTTGTGAGAGCTGCCTTTGTGTTCTGTCCCATCTTTTTTATAATGTTTCATGCTTTTCATATTAACAAGCCTTGCCTTTTGGCATAATTACTTTTTCTTTTTTGACTTTTTAAATCCAGACTTCATTGCTTTGTAAGACTTTTCAGAAATGGTAGAGTTCTTTTTAGTTCTGCTAGTTCCTGCTTTTTTTCTTTTATTGATATTTCCATACAAGCTCATCTTTTAGTCTCTCCTTATGCATTGTTACTACCCTGTTATAGACCATTTGTTTCATGCTCTTTAACGTCTTAGTGTGCTCAGGTAGCTCTTGCCATGCTTTTTTTCTTTCCTCCCGATTTGGGAGGCTGGCAATGGTCTTAGAGATTCCCATTTGCATAGCTAAAAGATACAGCATATCGTGAAATTTATCATCAACATCTGACAAATAAGCCTCTCTAATTTTTTGTGACTTAATTCTTCCAATCTTATCAGCGTAGGTAAGAGTGTCTATATCGCCGAAATGGGTCCTATGTTTCACTTACTGTTATAAGTGTCGTGGTTGTATAGTGCAAAGAAGCCGTAGTGAATAACCTTAAGGATGTCGGCTCTATTCTTGCCCTCCTTCTTGCCATACCTCTGTGCATATTTCATAACATTGCCCATGCAAAAACCTTCGCCATGACCACTATCCATTATGAATTCAGTGGCTTGGAACTTATTTAACGAGTAGTGCTGTTTATAAGTCCCATCTACATACTCAGCGAATTGTTTGATTAACTCTCCTTCGTTGTATTTGTAATCTATTTTTTCTTTTTTGGCTTTTGGCATTCTTGCTCCTTCTTTTTTTTGTTAAAAATCTTATCCCAATTATCTTGCATGGTCTTTTGGTCAACCTGCGTTTTCCTTCTTAGTGATCCCTTGCCCATTTTAAATTAACTCCTTGGTTTGTTTTAATAGTTCTTCCTGAGCCCCGTACCTTTCCTCAAACTCGTGCCTGAATGGATGTCTGGAAACATACATGTCGTTGTTAGCACCTTCTCTGTGATGTCTAAAACATAACCCTATTGTGTTTAGATGTGCGTCAGGTTTTGTCTTTCCGTCAATGTGGTGAACCTCTGCCGGAGAATAACACTCATGAAATAAATGACAGACTATGCACCCAAAGTTAGCTACGGAATCCATCCATTCTTTTTCTTTCTTATTGGGTGATCTGCCTTTCATACTCTGCCAATAACATTTTGCTGTTTTCTTTTACATAATCCTCAAATGAAATAACATCCTCGCCGTACTTCCTTCTTTCAGAACTACACTCTGCGTACATCATTTTACAAAATTCTTTAAAGTTATCATGCTCCATATCTATTCCTCTCTGTCCTTAAGTTAGCCATCTTGGTTCTCCATTCCTCGAACTGCATGTCTACTGCAAGCTTCTCAGTCTGCAATGCGTCAAGTGATGCCTTGGCAACTGCTACCTTCATAGAGGCATGTGCGTATTCGTCAGTTGCTTCAGCCTTAGATTTTTGTGAGTTATAGCTACGCTCTCCTTCTTCCTTGGCAAGACATAGCTCTTTCCAGAAAACTCTTTTAAGATTTACCTCTGATTTAAGAACGTTGATCCTTGTCTCAGATATTTTGGGTATGATAGCCCTTAGTTGTTGATGAAAATTCTCAGATTGGTCCATATTCTTTTTTTCTCCCGAATGCAACTTCTTCAGGGTCTATAAATTTAGACATAGCCCCATCAAAGCTTAATTCAAATGTTCCTAGTTCTCCCATTCTATTCTTCTTGACTATTATTTCAGACAGCCCGGTTTCTAAAGCGTCATAATAATCAGCCCTGTATAACATTATAACCATATCAGCGTCTTGTTCTATAGAGCCGGAGTCCCTTAAATCAGAAAGCAAAGGACGCTTGTCTGGTCTTGACTCAACCCCGCGATTTAGCTGTGATAGTGATATAACAGGACATCCTATTTCTTTAGCCAGTCCTTTTAATAAATTTGATATGTAGGTCATTGACGCTGTTCTGTTATCAGATGTGCTGGGTGCCTTGCTCGATGTCATAAGTAGTTGTAAGTAGTCAACGACTATCAGATCAATATCCTTTACAGCCTGTATCGCCTTGGTCTTATTTACCAATGTCTCAATTGTTATTGGAGACTTGTCATATATATAAAGATCGCACTCAGCAAGTTTTTCTTTTGATCTTTGAAAATTATCCCAGTCAGCCTTTGTTAATTCACCGCTCATCATTTTATCTGTTGATATTCCAGACTCAGAACTTATGATCTTTTTAATCAACTGCTCATTAGTCATTTCAAGACTAAAAATTAAAACATTCTTGCCATTAAAAATATTATTAGATGCAATGTTTAGAGCCCATGTAGTTTTTCCCATCCCCGGGCGACCGGCTATAACAACCAAGTCACCGGGCTTGAAGCCCCTTATCTTTCTGTCAATTCCGTTAAACCCAGTCTTTACTATGTTCTGTGCTTCAGTTCCTGCATTCCTTAATTCCTCATGAACTGTTTCAAGTATATCTCTGGCTTCCCTAGGAGCCCCTGAGTTTTTTGTAATCTTATTTTCTATAAGAAGCTGATTAACCCTGTCTACCTTTTCTTCTATGCTAGTTTTTTCATCAACGATTGCGGGTATTTCTTTGGCAAGCTTTAACAATTTATTGTTTGCGGTTTTTGCATGCATTAGTTTCAGCCAACTGCTAAAACCAGCAGAGCTAACACACTGAACTGCCGCATCTTTTATGTCTTTAAACGCATGGTCGTCTTTAAGGTTGCCTCTTATTGTAACTATGTCATTGGCGTTCTTATCTAACATGATCTCATAAGCCTTTCGATATGAGGTATACTCAAAGTCATCCGGCATAAGCCCTTTTTCTTGAGCATCCTGAAACTTACTATAATCTAGGATCATAGACCCAATTGTGTTTGCTTCTAATTCGTATGTATTATCCATATCTCCTCTCTATAATTGATTCAAATTGATTTAGTCCTATCATTGTCATTAGGCTTGGCTTCTTATCCCAGAATGATCTAATCCATTTCTTATGACCCTCTGAATTTGCTATCTCAAAATACTTATACCAAAACTCTTCTGTTGATAGGTCTACCTTGCTACCTGTCTTTGGTGAAATAATTCCTTTTCTCCCCAATTCTCGTAACTCCTTCCACCTTGGCATAGCCTTAAATGAGTTGGCACTATGTTGATAAAAAACCTTGTTACATTGCTCTTTAAAAATTTCATTCATCCTATCCAAATCTAATATATATATTTGTTTAGTATTACCTTTAGTATTGTAGC